CCTCTAATACACTAATTGTACAGACCGTTGCAACATCGGACTTTGATGTCTTCAAGTAATATAGTAGACATATTAAAAAAGATGCCTGAAGTAAAGGGAGCTTACTTCTTGCCATTTCATGTTGATCATACTCATAACTTTCAAGGCATTATAGATTATGAAACTAAATCAGTTACGCTTGAAGATAGAATCCGTTATATGGATGCACAGTCTAGGTGCGGTCCTACTGTTACTGCGTTTGTTGACAATGTCCCTGTTGCTGTGTTTGGGTGTGTTATCTTGTGGAATGGTGTTGGTGAAGCGTGGTCTATCTTCTCAGAGAAAGCTAGACGATATCCAATAGCTATGACTAAAAGTGCTATTGCATTCTTTGATATCGTAGAGATATTGTTTAGTTTACACAGGTTGCAAATAACAGTAAACTCTAATGATAGTCGTGCTATGGGTTGGGCAAAATGTTTAAAATTTGTACCTGAAGGACTGATGCTTGAATATAGCGCAGATAAAGATGATACATTTATGATGAGAAGGAGTAAGTAATGGGTGGATTAATAGGTGGCGGTAAGCCAGATAACTCAGCAGCAATGGAGTCTTTAAGACTTCAAAGAGAACAAACTGCAACAGCAAAATCACAAGCAGAAGAAGAAAGACGTAAGTCAGCAGAAGATTACTCTGCAAAGAAAAGATTATTATCTCGTGGCGGTAAACGTGCATTGTTAGCAGAAGGTCGTTTAACTCCCGAGACAGGTATTGATGACGAGGATATGCTTAAACCAACATTAGGAGCTTAGTATGGCTGCGCTTGATTATGGTATGGCTTTGTCCCGTGGATTAATTGCTCCACAAAAAGAATTGCAAGCAGAAATAAAAAAGCTTGCAGGCACGGCTTTTAAGTCAGATGATTGGTGGAACAAACAGCTTGATCGACAGATTAAGCAAGGCATTTCCGAAACTAAAACTAAAGAGCAATATTTAAAATATAATGTTGGACCAATGCAAAGTGGTACTTCTTGGGCAGACGTAGGAGGTGGCGGGTTTAATGTTATGAACCCCACGCCTAACGCGGTCAGTACTGGAATTTTTGGCTACAATGCAGGCCCAACCAAAAGAACTGTAGAGTATCAAGAGCAAAAAGATTTAACAGCAGGTCAATTAAAAGCCATTCAAACACAAGCTGAACAAAGCGCTGATAAAGTTAAGCGAGAGGCAAGGCTGGCAAAAAGCAAAACAAAAAGAGGTGCTAGGGGATCTGGTGGTTTACTAGGTAAGTCAACTCAACAGGATAAGGGATTGTCCGCTAAGTTGCCTGAACTAGGAAGCATGGGATTGGGCATTGAAAAAACTTACTTAGGATAAAACATGGCAGATACAGATAAAATGGAGTTTGAAGTTGAGTATGGTAAGGATGGTAAGCCAACAAAAGCTTCAATGAAAAAAGCATTTGAGTATGACAAAGAATTATTTTTAGACCTTCAAGAAAAACACTTTAGTACCAAAGGTGGTATGGGTGATGATAACTTAAGAAAGAAAATAATGAACATGTTTAAAAAAGGAAAAGACTAATGGCTAAAGGTTTATACGCAAATATGAATGAAAGAAAGAAAAAAGGGATTAGCCGTCCTAAATCTAAATCTACCGTATCAGACAAAGCATATAAGAACATGCTTGCTGGTTTTCCGAAGAAAAAGAAAGCTTAGCTATGACTGCTAAGAAATATCAGAATCCAGAGGGTGGACTTAATGAAGCAGGAAGAAAACACTTTAAAAAAACAGAAGGGGCTAACCTTAAAAGACCGCAAGGATCTGGCACTGATAGTCGGCGTGTATCTTTCGCTGCTCGTTTTGGCGGTATGGCTGGACCTTTAAAAGACGAGAACGGAAAGCCAACAAGGTTAAAACTTGCATTAAAGAAGTGGGGTTTTGGTAGTAAAGAAGCTGCAAGAAATTTTGCAAATAAAAATAAAAAGGGATAAGCATGGCAACAATGATGAGATTAAATGCCCAAGAGGTGTTATCAAGACACGATAAAGCTTTAACAAAGAAGGAAGACTTTAGAAGTCTTTACGATGAAGCTTATGAATTTGCATTACCACAAAGGAATCTTTACGACGGATACTATGATGGAGGAGTGCAAGGCACAAAAAAAATGAATCGTGTGTTTGACTCAACTGCCATTAACTCTACCCAACGCTTTGCTAACAGAATGCAATCAGGCATATTCCCTCCACAAAGAAAGTGGTGTCGACTAGAACCAGGGTCAGATATTCCTCAAGAAAGAAAAGCAGAAGCACAGGCAGCGCTTGATCTTTACAATGACAAACTATTTGATACATTAAAGCAGTCTAACTTTGACGTAGCTATTGGTGAGTTCTTATTAGACTTATCTGTAGGTACAGCCGTAATGATGATTCAGCCCGGTGATGATATTAACCCAATTAACTTTATTCCTGTCCCACAGTTCCTTGTATCTTTTGAAGAAGGAGCGCATGGTCAAGTAGATAACGTATACAGACGTATGCGTTTAAAAGGCGAAGTTATAAAAAGACAATGGTCTGATGCAAAGGTTCCACCAGAAATGCAAAACATGATTGATCAGAAACCAACAGAAGAGTTAGAGTTTGTTGAAGCAACTATATTTGATCAAACACGTGGCGACTATTGCTACCATGTTATTGAGAAAAAAAGTAAAACAGAAATTGTGTACCGTAGAATGGATAACAGTCCTTGGATTGTATCTCGTTATGCCAAGATTGCAGGTGAGACTTATGGTCGTGGACCACTCATTACTGCATTGCCTGACATTAAGACACTAAACAAAACATTAGAGTTAGTCCTTAAGAATGCTTCATTATCTATTAGTGGTGTATATACTGCTGCTGATGATGGTGTATTAAATCCTAACACGGTAAGAATTATGCCGGGTGCTATTATTCCTGTAGCCCGTAACGGTGGACCTCAAGGCGAATCACTTAAGCCATTACCAAGAGCTGGTGACTTTAATGTATCACAGATTGTCATGGATGATTTGCGTAAGAACATTAAACGTATCTTATTAGATGAATCATTACCACCAGACAATATGTCTGCTCGATCAGCAACAGAGGTTGTTGAGCGTATGAAAGAGTTAGCTCAGAACTTAGGCTCTGCGTTTGGTAGATTGATTAATGAAACGATGATTCCCGTAGTGAGCCGTATGCTACAAGTCATGGATGAAAAAGGATTGATTACCTTACCACTCAAGGTGAATGGTTTGGAAATTAAGATTTCACCTGTTGCTCCATTAGCAATGGCACAAAACATGGAAGAAGTGCAAAACGTATTACAGTACGCACAGATTGCACAAGGTGCTGGACCTGAGGGCGCAATGAATATTAAAACAGATGAGATGATGGACTTTATTGCTGAGAAGTTAGGGATTCCACAAAGGATGCGACCTACTCCACAAGAACGCATGATGATGAAACAGCAAATGCAACAACAAGCTCAACAACAACAAATGATGCAGATGGCAGCAGAGAATCCTGAAGCAACTGCACAGGTTGTAGAAGCAGCTACACAACAACAAGGATAAATAATGGCTGGATGGGATGACTTAGAACAATCACTACCGCTTGATGTACGTGATGTTAAGCAACAAAGAGATGAATCAGACCAACTATGCTTACGTGTATTTGGTGATGAAGATGGAGTAAAAATGATAGCTTGGTTACGCCAAACTATCTTAGAGCAACCCGTTGCCTTGCCGGGGAGTGACTCTAGTTATGCATTTTATCGAGAAGGGCAAAATTCAATAATTAGAGATTTAGAAGCAAGGATAATTAGAGCAAGGAAAATGTAAATGGAAACAGCAATCGAGCCTAGTACGACTGAGGAGACTCAGGAAGAGACTGGCCTACTCGACAATGCAACACCAGAAGAGGAAGTCAGTAACGACGAAACAGAAACTGAGATAGATCATCGTGATCCTGAAGAAGTAAAAGCCTCGGGAGAGGAAGATGATGATGCCCCACTAGAAAGACCCGAGTATTGGCCTGAAAACTTCTGGAATAAAGAAGAAGAAGCCCCTGACCTAGAAGGAATTGCTAAGTCTTGGAAAGATTTAAGAAAGCAAATATCACAAGGAACACACAAAGCACCAAAAGACGGTAAGTATGATTTATCTTCATTCGGTGAGACTCCTGAAGACGATCCAGTCAGGGAGCATGTAGTTAGCTGGGCGAAAGAAAACGGCATTAGCCAAGCTGCCTTAGATTCATTAGTAGGTCAAGTAGTTGGTATGAACCAAGAAGCTGCACAATCTTATGCAGTAAACCTTGCTGAAGAAAAAAAACAGTTAGGTCCAAACGCTGATGCTAGAATTAATGGCATGGTTAAGTGGGCATCTGGCTTAGTTCAGAAAGGTGTTTGGGGCAATGAAGACTTTGAAGAGTTCAAGGTTATGGGTGGTACAGCTAGAGGATTGGCTGCGCTAGAAAAAGTAAGAAGCTCATACGAAGGACGTATCCCTATAGAGTCTGCTCCAGTTGATGGCGCACCATCGAAAGATGAGTTATATCAAATGGTCGGTGACGAGAAGTATCAAACCGATCCTGTCTATAGAGCTAAGGTAGAAAGAGCATTCGCTCAAAACTTTAGTTAATTACCTTGCATATGCCTTAACTTTCGTGTAGATTATAGTTAAGGCTTATTGCAAACATTCGTTTTGCAACCCTAAAACGCAAGTAACCTTGTCGAATGGCTATCGTAAGTAGCAAGCACCGGCCCAGTTCTCTGGCATACCAAAGCGATTAATTTTTTATTTATTAATTTCTAAGGAGACATAACATGGCTATTGGATTATCCGCAGCTTTTGTTACACTCTTTGATGCCGAAGTTAAACAGGCGTACCAGGGCAAAGCTGCCTTAGTAGGTGCTACTAGACAAAGACGCGGCGTTGAAGGTAATTTAGTTAAATTCCCTAAAGTTGGGAAAGGCGTAGCTACACTACGTGTACCACAAACAGACGTTACACCACTTAATGTTGACTTTTCACAAGTTACTGCAACCATGCAAGATTGGAATGCAGCTGAATACTCAGACGTTTTCATGCAACAAAAAGTTAATTTTGAAGAAAGATCAGAGCTAGTTCAAGTAGTAGCGAACGCTATTGGTCGTCGTCAAGATCAGCTTATTCTTGATGCACTCCTAGCTGCCAAAGGTTCTACAGTTGCTGCTGGTGGTACAGACTTAACAGTTGCAAAATTACGTGATGCTAAGAAAACACTAGATAGCAATAACGTACCAGCAGAAGACAGACACATCGTTCTTCATGCAAACAACCTGGCATCACTTCTGTCTGAAACAGCAGTAACATCGGCTGACTTCAACACAGTGCGTGCTTTAGTATCGGGTGAGCTTAATACATTCTTAGGTTTTACTTTCCATACTATTGGTGATCGCGCTGAAGGTGGCGTATCTATTGACGGCTCAAACGTTCGTTCATGCCTAGCATTCCACAAGTCTGCTATTGGTTATGGTGAAGGTATTGGTCCTAAAACAGAAATCAATTATGTACCAGAAAAAACATCACACTTAGTGAACGCTATGTTATCAGCGTGTTCAGTTGGTATTGATAGTGAAGGTATTGTTGAAGTTCTAGCAGACGAATCTTAAGCTTAGGAGAAAATAAATGGCTTTCAATAAAGACGGATTAGTAGCGGCGGGCGGACAGTCCAAAGCTGGTGATGCACCTCAAACCTGGAACTACAAAACTACTGATGCTTATACAGCAGTAGCAGCTTCAGGCTATTTTAATGAAGTAGCTAGCTTACTTAAAGTTGGTGATATTGTCTGGAACTATGATTCAGATGCGCCAACAATGTATGTACATGTTGTATTAACAAACGCTTCTGGCGTTGTTGATGTGTCAGCAGGTACTGCAATAGACGTAGCTTAGTAACAGTAATAATGCAGAAGGTGGGGGTTTCGGCTCTCACCTATTTGCACATTTGGAGAAAGTAAATGGCTTCTGGAGATACATCCTTATCAATTTGTTCTGATGCATTGTTAATGCTTGGAGCTAATCCTATATCATCTTTTACAGAAGGAACAGATGAAGCTAACATATGTAACAGTTTATATCCAGATATTAGAAACAAAACATTAGCAACATATCCTTGGTCGTTTTCATTTAAGAAAGTACAACTATCTAGGCTCATTACTACACCAACAACAGAGTATCAATACGAATACGCATTACCTTCTGACATGATAGGTACACCAAGAGCGGTGTTCATCAGTAGTCAGGCAGGAGCAACTCCTCAAAGAAACTACCGCATCATGGGTGGAAAGTTATTAACTAATTACAATGAAGTGTATGTTGATTACCAATATACTGTAGAAGAATACGAAATGCCTCATTACTTTGTACAAAATATGAAGTATCAATTAGCATGGCATTTAGCTATGCCTATTACTGATCAAGTAGAAAAGACAGACTATTGGAGAACTGTAGCACAAGGTACTCCAGGTGAGAATGGTCGTGGTGGTTACATGCGCCAAGCTATGAATATAGATGGACAAGGACAACCAACTAACGGATTCCAGGATTTTTCATTAATTAGCGTGAGATATTAATGGCTCGGTTTGTTCAAATACAGACGAACTTTACCTCTGGTGAATTAGATCCTCTTGTTAGGTCAAGGGTTGATATTGATTCTTATAAAAACGCATTAGAAACTGCAAGAAATGTTATATGTCAACCACAGGGTGGCGTTAGTCGTAGACCCGGAACAAAGTTTATTAATGAATTAGCTGGCACACCTGCTAACGGTAGTCGTTTAGTATCGTTTGAATTTTCAATAGATGATAGTTATATGTTGTGTTTTACTGATGACACAATGTATGTGTACAAGAATAAAGCATTGGTCCATACAGAAACTAGTACAGGCATTGGAAGTGCTTACCTAGCCAATATGTGTTGGACACAATCAGCAGATACCTTAATTATTGTGCATGAAGACTTGGCTCCAAGAAAGATTGTTCGTGGCGCATCTGACACAGACTGGACTGTTAGCACCATATCATTTGATTCTATTCCAAACTATGCGTATACCCTTAGTATCTTTAATACTAGTGCGGCTGGTCATTTAACACCAAGCGAAGTTACGGGTAAAGTTACACTAACATCACAGCACGCTATATTTACTGCGGCGCATGTAGGTCAGTACATTAATGTTACGCCACAAGGTCGAGCAAGAATTGTAGAGGTTACAACATCTACTACAGTTAATGTTGTTACAGAGTTTCCATTCTTTGATACTTCACAGATTGTTAATGCTGATTGGGAGTTAGAAATAGGTTATGTAAATGTATGGTCTGCTTCTAAAGGTTGGCCTAGGACAGTAACCTTTCACCAAGGACGACTATACTTTGGTGGATCTAAGTCAAGACCATCAACTATATGGGGATCGAAAGTTGGACTATTCTTTAACTTTGAACCAGTTGAAGCATTAGATGATGATGCAGTTGAGGCAACATTAGATACTAATACTTTTAATGCAATTACCGATATTATATCTGGTCGTGATTTACAAATCTTTACCACAGGCGGTGAGTTTGCTGTGCAACAAGATGGCTTAGTGGCTATCACACCATCTAACTTTTTCTTATCAACAACTTCTGCTAGCGGTTCTAAAGAAGGCATTAGAGTTCAGCAGCTAGAGTCAGGCATTCTATTTGTACAAAGACAAGGTAAAGTGTTGTCAGAGATTGCTTATTCTGATGCTACGCTTTCTTACGAGAGTTCTAAAGTATCATTGTTAAGTGGGCATTTGTTAAAAAATCCAACTAACATGGATATTAGGCGTGCTGTTTCTACAGACGAAAATGATTTGTTGTTACTGACAAATGCAGATGATGGAAGTATTACTGCGTATTCCTTACTTCGATCACAAAATGTTATAGCACCAACAGAGTTTACTACCACAGGTTCTTTCTTAGATGTGGCCGTAGACATTACGGACATATATGTTGCCACTAAACGAACAGACAGTGGTGTAGATAAGTACTATGTAGAAGTATTTGATAACAATTCATTAACGGATTGTGGCGTAGTTGGCACTACATCAGCAACAGCTAATATGGCTCACTTAGGTGGAGCTACAGTTAATTGCCTTTCTGACGGGTATGTTGAGTTAGATCAAACAGTACCTGCTGGAGGCACCATTACTTTTACTAATCCACCTACAGCTAGTTCTGAATGTGGTTTGCCAATAGATGTTGAAATTAAAACTATGCCAACAGAAGTTAGGATGCAGTCAGGAACAAGGATAGGATTTAGAAAGCGTATTGTGGAAGTAAATGCATTGTTGTACAAAACACAGAATATTGTCATTAATGGCAATTTAGTACCAATCAGAACTTTAGGCTCTGGAGCATTAGATTCATCAGTGCCAGAATTTACGGGGACAAAAACTTTGCATGGTATACTTGGGTATAGCAGTAATGGGCAGATAACAGTGACACAAAGCGCACCGTTAAAACTCACACTGCTAGGGTTAGAATATAAAGTAGCAGTACATCAAGGGACATAAGATATGGCATTTTTAGCACCAATGTATGCAGCAATGGGAGTAGGAGCGGCGGCTGGAACAACAGCTGGCGTGATGGGAACAGCAGCAACAACTGCCGCAATAGGCTCAAGTTTTGTGCCTATGGCTATGACAACAGCTGGTGCGCTAGGAACAACTGGTGGATTAATGGCTGGAATATCAGGTGCATTTAATGCGATAAAGCCTTATGGAAGTTTAATATCAGGCGGATTAAGTGCCATGCAAAGTATTCGCCAAGGCGGTATTATGAAAAGTCAATATGAGCTACAAAACTTACAGACCTTAGCGGACATGGAAAACAAAGCATTAAATTGGGAGCTAGACAATCTTGATAAGTTGAAAAAATTAAAAACCGTTCAAGCCGCTAATATAGCGAGAGCATATGCTGGAGGCATTGACGGTCTTAATTCTAATACCATGCTAAGCACGATCAATGAGCAAGAATATGGCGAGGATTACAAAACATCTTTGTTGAATATGCAAAACACTTTAACCGAAGGAAAAGTGCAGGGAGACATTTATGCGGATACAGCACGAACAACAATGACTGGATCTATTCTGGATGCAGGAGCAAAGCTTGGTGAAGCAGCTTATCTGTATGGAAGATTAGGTGGAGCGCCAACTGCGGCAGGATAAGGATATATTATGGCATTAGACAGATACGACAGTACAGGCAGAATACAAAGGTCAATTTCTTTGGACCCAGCAAACGCTAAAGAGGCGATAAGGTCATCTCAATCGTTAGAAGGAAGATTAGACAGAATCTCTGGGTTCTTATACAAAGACTTAGAAATACAAAAAAAAGAAGAAGGATTAAATTATGGCGTAACTAATAGGCCAACATTAGAGCAAATCAAAACAGCAACATATTCTGGAGAAGATGCTTCTGAATTATTTGTAGAGGGAGGAACAGTCTTTGGTGATGCTGCAAGAGAAGCACAAGCTGAGCTGTACAGACAAGATTTAGAATATGACCTTACTAACTACTTTAGCAACATTATGTCTGGCATTCAAGCTGGCGCACCCATTGATGATCCAAATGCTATTGCAAGGGACATGCAAGGCAAGATAGATGCAGCTAGCACTATTTTGCGAGATATTAGTCCTAAACAAAACTTAAAGTTTCGTGCTGGTACTACAGCTATTGGTAACAAAGTATATGACAATATTAATAAAATATTCATTGAAAGAGTTACGGCTGAAAATCAAGCTAAATTCCTAGAAGGTAATGATATATATGGGAACATGGTGTACGAAGAGTTATTGACTCCTGACGAAAACGGAAGGGTAGGTAATTTAATTACGACAGAAGCTTATATGTCAATTACAGAAGGGAGGCTAAAGAAGCTTATACAAAGCATTCCTGGAGCTGTAGAGGCAAACACAAAGTCTATGTATGACATAAAACAAATAGCGTATAAAAGAGCTACCCAAGATTATATATTGCAAAATCAAGATAAATTTGTTCCTCCGGGAAGTAACCTTATTCTTGAAATAAAGAAAGGTAATGTTGGTGAGTTTTCTGAAGTTTATACATTAATGACTCAAGATCAAAAAGACAAACTGCTAGATAGTGTTTTATCTGACATAAGCAACTCGGTTACTTTACAAACTAATGAAGCAGCGCTAATAGAAAATGCAAATAATGATTTAAGGGTCAACACATTAACTGACTTTGGTCTAGGTAAAATACGAGGGATTGAAGTAATTGGTATTTTTAAAAAAGCAGGGATGCCAATTTCAAACGCACTGATTACCTCATTAACTAACCCCCAAACAGAGACAGACTTTACTATAAGAGCTGAGGCTGAGTTAGAGCAAGATTTAGGGTTAGGTTATACCTCCGAGGAAGATTTAGTCAACGCAGCAACTGCTCGTCAAATTACTTGGACAGGCTATAGCCGTTTGTTAAAGAAATATACAAGAATCACAACTAATTTAAAACCTGGAATTGATGAGATTAAGAGGGGTCTTCAGTTAGAAGAGTATAATAAGTTTGCTTTAATACCAACGCTAACTAAGCCTGTGTATGCACAATTAGTAGGCCAGCTTAATGTTGCAGCAGAAAATGCAGCAGCATCCAATCAAATGTTTAATGCTTATGAGGCAGCTCAAACAATATTAAATAGTTATGCAGGCACACAAAACGCACAAGACATGTCTAAAGCCTTAACAATCCTTAATGATTTGTTAAAAACTGGCAATGGTATTAATGTAAGTAATTATGAATTATATGATTCAGAAGAAGAGCTAAGAGCTTTAGATATGAATTTAGATCAAACTGATATTAATAATATATTAACGCAAACTAAACTTTTAAGACGAGCTGAAGAAAGGGCGAAGGTACCACGATGACAGATCGAGTAGATATGGACGCTATTTATAGGCAATACAAAAGGGACATTATGCTTCCTCCTATTGAAGCCACTCCAGAAGAAGAGCCAAGCGCTTATGAAAAAGCAATATTACAGCCATTGGCTGCTACGACAAAAGAATCCCCAGAAGCTTACGGAGAGGCTGTTCCTGATATTTTAAGCGGAACTGCAAAGGGGACTATATCTGGAGTTGCTGGATTACCGGGAGAACTAGGTGGGTTAGTAAGTGGAATTTTAAATTCAGTCATGCCTTATGATTATAATGGCAAAGAGCAAGATCCAAACAAAAGTATGGGCGAAAGATTTGCTGAGGGATATGATGCTGTTCCGGGAAAAATAGAGGACGTTCGTGAAGGATTAACTGCCGCAGGATGGAAGACTGATGAGTTAGGTGGCTTATTTGAAAGTATTGCTGAATTTGTTGCTCCATTTGGCGCTACTAAAAGTACAGCAAAAAGCGCTATTAATGTAGTAAAAAATATAAAAGGTAAAAAATAATGGCTCAAGACATACAAGAGAAAATTGATGGAATGGTAACACCAACGATTGAGGTTTCTCCTGGCCCAATTATACCTGATCCTACTTCATGGAATGTTGAAGCAGATACAATCAATTTAACACTTCCCTCAGGAACAGATAGTCCTCAGCCTACATTAACAGATGTTGAGCAAGAATCAGAAGCTGCACAAGAAACATCCTTTATTGATGAGCCTACACAAATTGCAAGAGTTAAGCTTCCTAACTTCTTAAAACCTGAAGTTGGGAGCAAAGCACAACAAACAAAAGAAATTAAAAAGCGCCTAAAAGAAAGTCAAAAGATTAAAGAAAAAAAAGCTAAGGTAGCTAAAAAGGATCCTAAGAAAGTATACAATCTTGACACTATTGCAGATGAAGACACTCTAGCTGAGTGGATGGAGGCTGGTGCGCAAATGGATAACTTAAGTGACTTTAAAAGAATATCCTATAAAGACATTGCAGCTAAATACAATACTCCTGAAGTTATTGTTATGGAAGAGGGTGTTGTTGTACACACTGCTCAAACTCAAAAAGGAGCTGATGCTTGGATTAAGAAATCGCAATCTTCAGCAAAGAAAGAGAATAAAAATGCACCAATTTATACTACAGCAGAACAAACAGCTTACTCACAAAAATGGATTGATAATTTCTTAGACCCTAAAAATTTAGCTAAAAGAAAAACAGTTGCTGATCCTTACGAGGTATTTAAACAGTTTCATTTCTTAACTACTATTAGCAAAAAGGCTTATACCAAAGCTGAAGAGATAGTCAAAATAATAGAGACAAAGGGTTCGGGAAGCGTTACCAATGAGATGCGCTTAGAGTTTCAGCAAGCTGTAGTGTTGGAAGGTATACTATCTAAAAAGCTTAAAGGCGCTCAGGTAGACTTAGCTCGCTCATTAGGTATTCTAAGTGAAGCAAGAAAAGCAGGGAGCGTTTCTTTTGCTAGACAGTCTGATGAAGCTATAGAGGCTTTTGGTGGACCTAAATCAATTGATAATTTTGCTAAAAATTACGTCAAAAAATCTGCTGAAGACCGTCATAAGATGGCTGAAGTGTTGTCATACCCTTGGTACAGAAGAGTTGCTAATATTATTCCTGCCACTTACATTAATGACTTAATTTCTGGGGTACCAACTTCAGTAAGAAACGTATTGGGCTTTGTTTCTTTAAATAACTTTACTAAGATAGAGAATTTTACTACCGTAGGTGTTGGTCATATTAGGCACGGTCTTGCTAAAGCTACAGGTATGGATTATAAAGAAGAGCGCATGGTATTAGAAGAAGCTGTAGCCATGATGTCATCAAATACTGCCACATGGAGAGATGCTTGGTCTAGGTTTTGGATTACATTAAAAACGAATAAACCTAAAGATGCTTCTATTAAGTTTGACACTCAAACAAGAACCAGTGTTAATGACCCATTTAAGTATGACATTGGTTACGGAGCTGGTAGAGCCATAGAATATTTAGGCATGTACACAACAGTTTCTGGAAGATTGCTTTCCTCACAAGATGAGTTTATGAAAGGCATAGCTTTTGGACAAAAAATTATAGGGTTGGCAACACGCCAAAAAGTTGCAAAAAGAACTCAGCTTATTAGTGAAGGCGTTGATCCAAAGATAGCAGA